GCCTCCTCGGGCGGGATCGCCATCGGGAAGCTCTCGGAGGCGATGCGGGTCGTATCGACGGTGATGCGGCGCGCTTCGACCAGCGCCGCGTCATAGTCCTCATCCGCCCGCGCCACCTGCCACTTCAGGGCCTGCGGCAGTTCGGTCTCCTGGCCACGGGTCAGTTCAAAAGACTCGCCCTCGCGACTGGCGACCAGATCGTCGATGGCCAGCGTGGTGACGGAAGCGCGACCGCGCATCACGAAGCGGATCACGCCCTCGGTCTCGATGGCATCAAACCCGAAATGCCGGGCCAGCGTGGAAATCGACGCTCGGGGGCTTTCAAGTGCGCCGATCACATAGCCCTCGACCGCGCCCCAGAGGCCCGAGACATCGATGAACGCCTCATCAAGCCCAGCGCGCAGGCAAAGGTGGCGCACGAGGGCGGCGAGCGACACCGCACCCAGCCGCCCGGTCAGCCAGTGGCCGAGCCGCCAGTTCGGCCCGTCCGTCCAGACGCCGGTCAGTTCCGGAAAGAACGGATAGGGCCGCGCATCCCAGGTCCAGGCGGCGCATTCCGGCACATGGACCATCCGGCCGCCGTAGATGACGGAGGTCGGGTTGTTGGCCGGGTCGCCCCAATGCAGGTTGCTCGCCTCCAGATAGGCGCGCTGGATCGCATCATCCCGCCATCCGCGCGAGAAATAGGGCGTGAAGCTCTCCGACGACTTCGGGTCGAAGAAGACATTGGGCTGGTTGGTGCCCCGGTCGATGGCAGGACAGCCCAGTTCGGTGAAGTGGATGGGTTTGGATTGCGGCACCCATGCGGTCGGCGTCCCGCTTTCCACCCCGCCCGGCCGGTTGTAATGCGGGTTCGTCCACCAGGCGCGAATGTCCTTGGGGCGAAAGACCCACGGCTTCGCAGCCGCGCCATCGGTGATCGGCGTGCGGATTTGCGCGGAGCGGTCAGCGGCGCTGGCATAGAACCAGTCGAAGCCTTCGCCGCCTGCGATGTTGGCCTGCAGATAGCCGCGATCATGGATCGCGGGCCAGCCGTCGAGCGCATCGGCATGGTCGAAGCCGTCGCGCCAGTCGGAGAGCGGCATGTAGTTGTCGATACCAATGAAGTCGATGTTGGCATCGGACCAGAGCGGGTCGAGGTGGAAATAGACGTCGCCGCTGCCATCCCCCGGCTGGTGGCCGAAATACTCCGACCAGTCCGAGGCGTAGCCCACCTTGGTGCCCGGCCCGAAGATTGCCTTTACGTCTGCCGCCAGCGCCTTGAAGGCAGTGACGGCGGGATAGGCGCTGGCGCTGGAGCGGATGGTGGTCAGCCCGCGCATCTCGGTGCCGATCAGGAAGGCATCGACCCCGCCCGCCGCCGCGCAAAGGTGCGCGTAGTGCAGCAGCATGCGGCGCAGACCCCAGTCACTCGGCGAGCCGGTGAAACTGACGGTCTCGCCCGACACGCTGAAATTGCCTAGCGCAGCCGCCCCAAACAGCGCCGACACTTGCGTTGCCGCAGTACCAGTCTTGTCGACCGATCCGGCAAGTCCGGCCGCCGGAGAACAGGTGATCCGCCCCCGCCATGGGAATGCAGGCTGGCCCGGTGAGGCGGCGTTGGCGCTGTAGGGGTTCGGCAGCGTGTTGCCCGGTGGGACATCCATCAGCAGGAAAGGATAGAACGTCACGCGCAGCCCGCGCGCCTTCATCTCCTGGATCGCCTGCACCACCGCGAGATCAGCCGGAGTGCCGCCATAGACCGGCCGATCCTCGGCGTCGCGGCTGACCAGATGGGCGCTGGCCCGGCTGACCCCGTTCACCGACCAGTTGGCGGGTGTGGTGGCTTTGGAGGCAACCTCGACGCCGGGCTTCACCTTGCAGACCCCTGCACGCAGGTCGTTGCCGAACCATGCCACGACGAGGCTGACGCTTTCGACGGCCGGAGCCATGGCCTGCAGCCGGTCCAGCGCCACGACGATGTCGGGCCGGTCGGGAAGCGCGTTCAGGTTCTCGGCCACGGTTGCACCACCGCTGCCCTTGCGGATGGCGTCGGTGGCATAGGTGAACTCGCCCGAGGCCTGGATCAGTGTCACTGCGCGGGTCAGTCCTTCGGCGGTGTCGGGATCGGCCAGCGGGCGGAAGACCTCGAACGACAACTGCGGCAGGCGGTTGCCGAAGGTCGCCAGTGCCAGATCCTCGAACACGACATAGGCCGTGCCGCGATAGACAGGCGTGTTGGCGGCCCCCATCTTGGCCGAAATGAACGGATCGGCCGTTTGCCCCTCGTTGCCGGGATACCAGCGCCAGGTCACGCCGGTCATGTCCATCGCCTTGCCATCGGCCCAGACGCGACCGATGCCGGTTATCGGCCCCTCGCACAGCGCTACGGCGAAGCTGGCATAGTAGAGGTATTCTGTCGTCTTGACCTTGCCGCCACCACCACCCTTGCCGCCGCCTTGGGTCGTGGTCTTGGTCTCCTCGCGGAAATCAGTGGCCCAGATGATGTTGCCGCCGATCCGCATCCGGCCATAAAGCCGCGGGATCACCGCGCCTTCGGTGGCCGAGGTGATGCGCAGTGTGTCGAGCCGTGCGCCTTCGATCCGCTGGGCCGGGGCAAGCGAGGACACGATCCAGCTGTCGACCACCGAGCCCACGGTCGAGCCGATGAAGCCACCGGTGGCCGCCCCGGAAAAGCCGAGGAGTGAGCCGGCGTCCGCCACCGGTCCGAGGGCGGCGGCGAACCCGCCAAAGGCCCCGCCGATGGCAGTGCCGACAGCGCCGAGGACGAGCGTGGCCATGGAAAACTCTCAGCGTTGAGGAAAGAGAAAGGCGAAGGCGATGCGGCGTCGCCAGATGGGCGTCAGCGGTTCCTCGATCACACCGAGCCGCTCGTAGGCATGCAGGAAGGTGTCGGGACCAGTCAGGATGCCGACATGCTTGGCAATGGCGCGCGGCATCATGCGGAACAGGATCAGCGCGCCGGGCGGGGCATTGCCGAGTGCGATTTCCGGCATCATGCGGCGTGCGCCATCGGCCAGCACTTCGTGCGGGCCGCTTTCGCCCCAATCGCGGCTGTAGGGCGGGATCGGGAAAGGTTCAGGCCCGACAGCTTCGCGCCAGACACCGCGCGCAAGGCCAAGGCAGTCGCAGCCGACGCCCCTCAGGCTGGCCTGGTCGTAATAGGGCGTGCCGAGCCAGGATCGCGCGGCGGCAATAACACGGGCAGGAACAGCGGTCTGTAATGATGAGGTCACAGCACCGCCCCCTCGTGGCCGCCGTCATTCGTCGCATAGCGCAGCACGGCGTCCTGGCCTGGGATGTGCGGGAAGCCCCGGAAGTTCGCGACATTGGCGAACTTCGTCCCGCAGGTCGCGATACGCTTGTCGCAGCCTGCCCGGACCACGAAGGCATCCATCGCCGTGATCGGGCGCACCGGGGCTTCCAGCAGGGTCAGGACCGCCGCGCCGTCGACGAGGTCATGCGACAGTACCTCGACACGCCGCCCGGCGTTGGCGCCGGTCGACCATTCCACCAGCCCGAAGGCGAACCAGCCCGCCGCGAATGTGCCAAGGCCGGAAGCAGTGAAGGCACGGTCGCGCACCACATCGATGACCGCGCCGAAGCCCTTGAAGGCCGGGGTCTCGAGGTTCACGCCGCAGCGGGTATCGCCCAGCGCGGCATCGCAACTGGCCTGGAACGTCCGCCCGACGGTTTGGCCCAGCAAATGGGCCAGTGATCGCACCTCGGCCACGAAGGCCAGCCGCCCGCGCCGGATCTGGCCGATGGCCCCGCGCCGCATCAGCAGGCGCTGGGAGGTCGCGGTCCAGTTCACCCGCCAGACCTCGACCGCCGCATTGTCCCAGCGGCCGTCGAGGATATCGGTCTCGGTGATACGATCGGAGGACAGCACGCCTTGGGCATCCTGCGAGTCGACGGACAGGTCCGACCCCGACCGCACCTCAGACGCCGTCAGCCCGCTCTCCGGCTCGAACTCCGTCCCGTCGAACGACAGGGTCCGGTCGTGGTCGGTGAAGCCGAAGGTCATCCCGTCGGCCCGGGTGATGCGCCAGCACCAGGCCAGCGTCGTCGTGCCCTCGTCGAGGTGGGCCTGCAGCGCGGGCGGGAGCGATTTCACTTCCGCCCCCAGCCGCGCCAGAGCGCGATCGAGGCCAGCGCCGAGGATACAACCCCGCCCGCCGCACCGGTCAGGGCATAGAGATTGAAGGGCCTGAGATCGAAGGTCCCGGTCGCCAGGTCGAAGTCCGCCAGCCCCGCCATGGTGAGGCTGGAGGCGGCGAGGCAGGCGAGATAGACGAGGCCGCGGGCGAGGCTCCAGTTCATGTGTTTTCCTTTCCGGTGAAGAGGCTGGCGAGCCGCTGCCACCAGCTGGGCTTGGTGGTGGATTGGGCGGGAGGCGGCATCGGCGTGCCGGTCTGGCGTAGCAAGGCCAGCGCCTCGGCCTCGCTGAGCCGACGGATCGGCCGCGAGAAATCGACCCGGCCATTGCGGTCGACCGACCAGACCGGGATGGTGCCGGTTGGGTAACTGCCCGTGACGAAGAGAGCGCGCTCCGCCTCGCGGCGAGACCGGATGGCGGCGGGCTTGAGCCAGCCCATGAAGGCCGCTCCGGCCGCCACGCGGTTCCCGGCGTTCAGAGCCTTCGTCAGCGCGGCCTTGGCGACGCCGCCCGTGTTGTAGTGGAAGGAGACCAGCGCGTCGAACTCGTGGGGCGCGAGAGGCACCTTGACGGCGCGTAGCACCTCGGCCTCGTAGGCGGCGAGGTCTGCGCGGAAGATCCGAAACGCCTCACGGATCCCGGCATCGAGATCGGTGGGCATCCCGCGCGGTAGCCGTGCCGGATCGGGCGGACCAGCGGCGGCGGTGTGGCCGATGCCGAAGGTCCAGACGTCCTTCACATCGAGATAGGGTCCGGGCACGACGCCTTCGTGCCGGATCAGGGCGAGAAGCCCCCGGTCTGTCGTCTGCATGGCGATGGTCCTTTGGGGAATCAGGGTGCGTCGTGGCGGCGCTCGAGCGCAGCGGTCAGGGCCTCGATCCGGGCGAGGATGTTGGCGATCCGCTCGTCGATGACGGCGATGCGGCGATCGGCCTCGACGATCTGGCGGTGGTAGAGCGGCGAGGCAGAGAGAAGTTCGGCCACCCGTGCTTCCAGCGAGGTCAGCCGGGTGTTTTGCGTGCCCGCCCACCAGATCGCGGCCCCACCCTGCGCCGAAAGCGCGAGGGCAAGGCTCAGGTAGGCGGCCAGTGCGCCCATGCGCACGGTCGTGGGTTCCGACATGGGACCGGTCCTTCAGAGGCGGAGTTCGATGAGAGGGATCGAGGTGATCGACCCGAGGCGTTGGAGGTCGAGCGTGACGTCGAGGGCGTCGGTATCGAAGCGGACGGGCACATCGAATTCGAAGCCTGCGGTGATGGCGACGCCCGCGGCCGGGGCGGTGGTGAAGGTGACGAGACCGGTCACGGTGGAAATCGACCAGCCAGAGGCCTGCGGCGTGCCGTTCAGCGCGACGGTGACGGTCCCGGCGACGGGCTTGGTGATGGTCCGCGTCCAGGACTGTGCGCCGGAATTGTAGCGCTTGGTGAGTTGGAACTGACCGGCCGCCCCGTTTCCGGTGCCGATGGGTTGATCGGTCGGGCCCGGCGTCTGGGATGGCAGGCAGGACTTGAAGTCGGCCCAGTCCTTGAAGCGGAAGCCATGGAGACGGCCGTTGCGGGCCTCGAAGAAGGCGACGACGGCCGCCAGATCGTCGGCGCAACGGATGCCGTAGGCCACGTCGTAGCGGCGGCGCGAGTTGGCCCAGCTCGCATTGCGTTCCTCGGCACCGCTCGCCAGCTCGACGATCTGAGTGCGCCGTTCAGGACCGCCGCGCGCCCCGCGGCTGATGTTGTCTGGAAAGCGGACCTAATGAAACGCAATGTCTGATCCTCAAATGCCGTGCCGCCCGACCGACACGGCGCGGGCGATGTCGCTGGCGACCTGCGTGCGGGACTGGCGGAAGCTCTCGGCATCGCGGGCGTTGATGGTGACATTGACGGTGGAGGGGCCCGCCTGGCCGTAACCGGCTGCTTCGCGTCGTGACAGAACCCGTTCCCCGCGCTGCAGGATCGCGGGCACCTCGTCTGGGCGCAGACCGGCCCAGCCGCCGCTGTGCATGCGTGGCGCGCCCGCGAAGGCCAAGGCCGGGACCATCCGTCCGGGGCCAGGGGCGCCGACCATCCCTCCTGCGTGAAGGATGTTGGCGAAGATGCCACCAGCGCCGCCCAGCGCACCAGCCAGCGCGTTCGCAATCGGGCCGAGGATGAAACGTCGGGCCGCCAGTCTCGCGAGATCGGCGATCATGGACGTGACCAGGTCGCGGAAGTCGAGTTTGCCGGTCTTCACGAAGTCACCGATGGCGTTCTCGGCCGAGGTGAAGGCCCCGACCAGCGCGCTGCCGACGTCCCCGCCAATGTCGCGCGCCTTGGCGGCATAGTCGGCGAGGGCGGCCGTGACGGCCTGCCAGCCGGTCAGGGCCGTGTCCGCGCCCTCGGCCGCTGCCGCCCCAGCGTCGCGCCCGGCCCCGCCCGCGCTATCGGCGGCGGTGGCCGTGTCGTTCAGCCCGGAGGTGAGGGCATCGGCCGAGGCGGCCGCATCGGCAAGTGCGGTCTCGGCTTCGGTCCCCGTGCCGGTCACGGCATCCTTCAGCGCCTGCCAACTGGCCAGCGGCCGACCAGCAGCGTCAGCCAGCATCTCGGCTGCTTCGCGATAGCCATTGGCCCGGGCGCGGGCATCGTCGGCCATGGCGCCGAGGCCAAGGTCGGGCGGCTCGAGGTAGGTGCGAGCGAGGGCCGCCGAAAAGGCATCCGCCGCCGCAGCACCTGCGGCCGTTGCTGCGCCTTCGAAGGGATTGCCAATGCGGCCGAGTTCCACCGGATCGAGGATGCCGATCCGGACACCACCTTCGCCGGTGGCCCATTCCGGCAGGAGGGCCAGCGCCGCGTTCAGCGTCTCGATGAAGCTGTTGATGCG